TGCCTTCCGTTTCCGTATGCCACAACGTCATCGCGCTTTTCAGTTACTACAAAATCGGTAAAGCTAGAATTGGTCAACTGGATATAGTCGCCAATCCAAAGTCGGCCAATTTCAAGCCCGGAAGTAAGCCCAGAAAAACTAAATCGCCAGTAGCGATAGCTTCCGCCCGTGGCGTACTTAATCATCATTCCGGAGTTATATGTTATTAACTCATTTACGCTCGGGCTAGTCCATGCGTCCGTCGCGTTACCCTGTGCGCGGACCGTAGCGCCAGAATTGATATTGTGGCCAACTATGGCAAATACTTTGCACGTTGCGGCGCTTCCTAAATCAATCACCACGCTTTGCGCAGTCGCGCTGTCCGAATGCCATTTAACCGTCAAGCGAGGGTCGAGGACATTTTCGACCGGATAACCAGCTATTTCGCTACTCGCCGTAAGCGTTGCGGCGTCAGCTAGATTACTATACGCAAATCTCATACAACCGCCCCACTATCAATTAGTACCGTACGGTTTTTAGTCGCCGGGAATATCGTTTCTAATATCGGCTTTGAGTCAACATTTACCACAAGCCTAATATCTCCGCCAGTGTCTCCGCCAAGCCGCCCAGGAGAGTTTACGTAATTCCCGAGCTTGCTAAGCGGTAACACGGCCTCGGCCTCGCCAGCTTCCGCGACGTTGACAGTGGTTCCGCCAGCGCGAGGCATTATTATTCCGCCATCCGCAAGCCGTGGCGGTTTAGGCTCTGCCGCGACGTGAGATGCTACCGCCGCAATACCAGCCGCGACAGCCGCGCCGATTGTAAACGGATTAAGCGGAAAACTCGCCCATGCGTTGGCTACGCCAAGCGCTGATTGCGCCGCAACTAACCAGCCGTTTATTTCCCACTGCGCATGTGCCGCTTTATACTGCGCTTCCGCGCGTTCGCGATCGGCTTCTTTGAGAATTTCAAGCTTCTCAATCTCTTTGCGCTTTTCTTCCGCTATCGCCTTTTTTCCATCCGCGATTGCTTCGGCCCGCTCGCGCTGGAGTTTTTCAATCGTTGTTTCTTCTTCAACGCCAGCCGCTTCAAGTTTTGCTTGCGTGGCTTCATCTATTCTGTCAAGCTCATCTTGTAGCTGGCGATTTCCTATAGCGTTAACCGCATTTGCAACTGATTGGATTGCATTAAACGAAGCTTCAATATCAGACATAACCGCGCGCGCGTAGTCCTGTGATTGTTGCGCTAGTATTCGCTGCTGCTCTTCTTGCGCCGCAAATGCACGGGACTGATCTTCTGACCTAAGCTTGTCAATGTTAGCAAATGCGGCTTGCGCGTCATTTTCTTGCTTGCGCCTTGCTTGCTCGACGTCCTCTAGATCGCGCGCGGCTTGTTCGTCCTTGGCCTTTTGTGCATCTTCCGCGCGCTTCTTTTCAGCCTCCGCAAGATCTTTTTCCTCTTTTGCAATCGCCCTCACTTGCTCTAGGCTTTCGTTTTGCAGTGGCACAATGTTAGACATTGCGCTATATTGATCGTCCTTCGCCTTGGCTATATCATCTTCTTTTTTTGCTTCTTCCGCCTTCGCAGATGGAGCGGCAGATGGAGTATTCTTTTTCCTGTTTAATTCGTCAAGCTTTGCTATCTGTTTATCGAGTAGCGCTATCGCCTTGCGAGTTTCGGTCAAGTCCTGTTTGTATCTTTTATTCCCGGCGAGGACAGATTCCTGCTCCGCTGATATAAGCGCTTGCAATAAATCGCGCTTGCGGCGCATATACTCTTCGTCGGTAAATTGGCCAGATTGCTTTGCGGCTTCGAGGTTGGCAAGCGCCGCGCCAGTCTTGGCTATCTGCGCTTCATAGGACATTTCAGCGTTCAGTATCTTTTCTTTTTCGCGGCGTATGGCTTCAACTTCGCGGAGGCGGGCTTTTTCCTCATCAGTAAGTTTGCCCGAGTTCTCAAGTATGTTTGCAACAAGTGAGGCTTCTACTCCGCTAGTCTTAGATATATCATTGATAACCGAAAGCCAGTCAACACTCTTTCGGCTTATCATGGATACCGTTTCTTCACTACCCTTGAGAGTCTTAGAAAGCGCGGAGCCTGAACCATTTATAAAATTAGAAGTATCTCTCCAGCTTTCAAACAATCCGCCGAGCTTGGTACTAGATACAGAAAATGACGTGATGCTTTTTAGGCTTGCTTCCTCGACCTTTTTTATATTGTCGCGGAATTGCCCCATATTTTCATTGGCAATCCCGAGCTTTTCCGCAAGCGCACTATATTGTGCATCGATGCGAGATCGCTCCGACTCGTCTGCGATTGATTTAAGAGCCGAGCCAAGCGCCACAACTCCCGCAACAATTCCGGCGATACCGAGTATAAATGGATTCGCGGCGAGGAGTTTGAAAGCTCCGCCGAGGGCCTGGACGCCTTGGGACATTTTACCTATGATGATAAGTAGTGGGCCAGCCGCAGCCGCAAGCCCCGCAACTGTCAATATAGTTTGCTTAGTGCCTTCATCCAGACTAGACAGCCATTTGACAAAGCCGCTAAGGCCGGAAACTATATTATTGATTGCGGGAAAAAGAAGCGTTCCGAAATCCTCCGCGAGATTCCCGGCCTCATTTTTAAGCCTTACAAGCGCGCCCGCGCCAGTCTTTCCCGCCGCTTCTGCCGCTCCGCCGAACTTCTTGTTTAGCTGATCTACAACCTGGGCAAGCTTTTGTTGCTTAGTGGCGGAAGCGTCAACTTCGATTCCATACCGGGCGAGCGCGTTAGTATCGGTACCGATTGTTTTACCGATTGCAGATGCCGCGCTCTGAAGGTCAAGGCCCATCGACTGCGCGAAATCAAGCATTGCTGGAGTGACTTGCTTTAGGCCGTCCTCGCTTATGCCTGTTAATTGTTCAGTGAGTCCGAGCGCTGAAATTACGGCGTCATCTTCAAAGCGTGTCAAACTTTGCATTTGATTTGCAAGCTTTTTTAGATTTTCTATATTTACGGTAGCACTATTTCCAGTCTGCCTTATAGCATTTGCAAGGTTAGCCTCTGCGGTCGCGGCATCGTCGGCCATCTTTACAAACGCTGCGCCAAGCGCGACGAGTGGGAGCGTTACCGTCTTAGATAACTTCCCGCCTATTTTCTCCGCGCTCGCGCCGAAATCATCAAACTTTTTCTTTGCGTCGTCAACGCCTTTTTCAAACTCTTTACTTTCGGCGACGATCTTGACTACCATCTGTCCTAATTCATTAGCCATCGTCGCCGCTCCCTATATCACCGAATAATGCGCGTAATTCCTCGCGCTTTTTTAGTACGCCCTCCCTACCATTATCGGCAATTGATTTACTCTCGCTTTCGCTCTTCTGACTCGGGTATTTTTGCCGAATACCCTCATTGTGATAGTACAACAATTGACCGATTGACATTTCCCATAAGCAATACTCGCGCGTTGCCCATGGGTACATGAGCGCCATGGAAACAAGTAGGCGAGCAATATCTAGGCGCGTTTCCCCTTGCTCGCCTTCTGATTTTTTGCGCTTGCCTTGATCCCTTTATAGCTCTTTAGTAATGTATCGGTTATAACATTTGCAAAAGCGCCAACTTGCTCAGCCGTGCAGTTATTCCCAAAAAACACTTCGTCAAGATCGGGAAAACTATGACGACAAAATGCGGCGCACATGCGAATTGAAAGGTTAAGCGCCTTTTCGTTTTCCTCGCGGTCGCCTGATCCAAGCTTGTCATGGTCAAGGCGCAAAGCCTCATTAAACAATTCATCAATTTCAAAAGTCGCGCCGACAGGGACAAAGGAACAATCTATATTGTGTCCTCCGATAGTAACGACGCGAGGATCAGGCTTCATAATGTCGAGATTTAATACTTCCTGCATTAACTTCCTCCTTGAAAATAAGCCCCCGCATCATGCGGGGGCCGTAGTACCTAATCTACTGCTTTTTTACGATCTTGAAAAGCTGGCTACCAGCGGTCAACGTGGCGTCCACCTTTCCAGTAATAGTGCACGGCATCACCGCGATGGGGTCGCTATCATTGTCGCCCTTGAAATTAAGCGCGAAGCCGGAAGTAAGATACCCCTTGAAAATAGTGAGCACGGTAGTGCGGATAGTTCCGCCGACCGTAGTAGAGTTAGTAATGCGGAAAATCTTCGGAGTGACCGTGGAATTCCCGCCACAGACTACCGTTTGCGTGGTAGTGCCAGTGGATACCATCGCGCCGCCAGTCAAGGACTCAAGTACCTCGCCGTCAAACTCGATCAGCTCAAAATCAACGGTGCATTCCTCCGACGCGATACCCTGAATAGGGTCAGGACCGTTTCCGGCCTGTACATCGTACATGGTAGGAGTATACTTAAAACTATTAACGACACCAACGCCAAGATTGGTATATGCGCTCCCTACAGTGGTAGCCGCAATCTCAATCTTGGCATTGCCCAAAATAAGCTTAGTAGAAGTTACGCTACTATTCTGGTAAGTGGCCATTGCCATTTCCTCCTATTACGTTTCGCCCGTGCTATGGACGACAAGAATATCTATGGGCGCATTATACGCCCCTTCAGTTGGCTCGGGTATTAGTCCGCCGTCAGCTATTACGCTACACCTCGCAAGGCCGAAAGTGTTACTTGCCCCCGTCGTACCATATATACCGTTACCTTGACTACCGCCAAACAGCGCCGCAATTGACCGCGCAAGGTCGCGAGCAATCCCAGGATCAGCCGCTCGGCAGTTTATTGAAAACCTGCTACTTACAATATCGGCTACTTGCGTGGTTCCGCCCACGCCGTAATAATTTATGCAAGGCATTACGCTACTCGCGGGCCTAAGCCCATGATTGCAGCGCGTACTTATTACGTTTGTTATGGCCGTAGTGTGTAGGATCATATATCCGATTGCTTGGTATATCTTCATATTCCACCGCCATCCTCGAAACTCGAAGTCCAATCCTTGTACCATTTTTGATTTTCTCTCAAGTACTCCTTTAGCTGGAGTTTACCATTTTTTTCTATTATCGTGACGGCCCTTCCCTTAGCAAGGGCAAGCGCGGGCCTTAAATACGCTTGAGCGTCCATGCTTCTCGTTCCATATTCAAGGTATGCTGCATAGTCAACATTTGACCCGACGTATATCTCATTCTCAGGATTATCAGGCCCGCTTATTTTATCGCTTGACGTTGCCGGGCTTACTACTTGCGTACTCTCTCCCATCCCTTCGATGGTTATGCTGCCACGCAAGCGCCCGGTGTCAACTGGGCATAACGCGATTGCTTGGCGCTCGACTACTAGCGCGGCTTCTACGGCTGACATATTTATAGCCCGTATTCCTCGCACTTTTACTCCGGGGCCGTCCCAAAAAGTTTTTTCGCTCACGATATGACCCTAAGCGGTATAAGCGCC